GGCTCATTCGGCCCGCCGCGAAATTGGGCGTTCCCTGGGGCCGTCCGTGAGAGGCCGCAAGCCGAAGCCGGTCCATCTGCGCCTCCTCGAGGGGAATCGCGGCAAGCGCGGGGCCTCCAAGGAGATCCGCGAGGAAGTCAAAGGCGTTCTCTCCACGGGAAAGCGCACTGCGAATCCCGGGAAGCCGCCGGTTTGGCTCACCGCCGGCGCGAAGATGACCTGGAACCGCATCGTCCGGGAGAAGGGGCTCGTCTGGCTCGACAGCTCCGACCGCGAGATCTTCGCGGCCTTCTGCGTGGCGTTCGCTCGGGTCGCCGAGGCCGAAAAGGCGATCAAGCTGCATGGGCTGACCTATGAGACCGTCGGCGGCGGCGTCGGCATGCGGCCCGAAGTGCGCATCGTGAATCAGTGCTCGGCGCTGATCCGCTCGCTCGGCTCGGAGCTCGGGCTCTCGCCGGCGGCGCGCGTGCGCCTCGGCACCGTGAAGAAGGATCCGAAGACGGCGAGCGACCTCCCGCCGGAGCTGGGCGTTGGAACCCCGAACACCGCAGGAGCTTGAACGTGCGGCCCTCATCTATGCGCATGACGTTCTCGCCGGCAAGATCGTCGTCGGCCGCCTGCAAACGCTCGCGATCCAGCGCGATGCGCGCGATCTTCGGAGCGGCCCGAAGCGCGGCCTCCGGTTCAACGCGGCGCGCGGGATCCGCGCGGCGTGGTGGATCGAGCACCGGCTCCGACTTTCGAAGGGCGTCTTCGCCGGCAAGCCGTTCATCCTCTCGCCGTTCCAGGTATGGGTGCTTTACGTCCTCTTCGGCTGGGAGCGGCGCGTCGAGGGGGTCTGGCTTCGGCGCTTCCGGAAGGCGTACCTGAGCATGGGCCGCAAGAACGGGAAGACGGAGATCGTCGCGGGGCTGGGCCTGGCGTTCCTATTCCCGCTGCTCGCGTTGGGTGGCGAGCCGGGCGGCGAGGTCTATTCCGCCGCGACGAAGCGCGACCAGGCGGCGATCTGCTGGGACCACGCCGCCAAGATGGTCAAGAAGTCCCCCGACATCCGGGACGAGATCTCCGTGCATGAGTCGCGCTACAACCTGTCGAACGCCGAGTCGGAATCGAAGTTTGAGGCGGTCGCCGCGGACTCGACCACCCTCGACGGCCTGGGGCCCGTGCTCGTCATCATCGACGAATACCACGAGCACCCGACCTCGGCGGTCATGGATGTCCTGGAATCGGGCCAAGGGGCCCGCCGCGAGCCGCTGACGCTCGTCATCACAACCGCCGGCGGCAAGCGCGACGGGCCCTGTTGGGATCTCGAGCAGGACGCGATCCGCGCGCTCGAGCGCATCGGCGGCGACGACATCGCGGACGAGCTCTTCGCGTTCATCTGCCGGCTCGACGATACCGACGACGCCTTCGATGAGCGGGCTTGGCCGAAGGCCAACCCGAATCTCGGAGTCTGCGTCAGCCAGGAGTTCCTGCGCACCGAGGCGAAGATTGCCAAGCGGCAGCCGCGCAAATTGAACGAGTTTCTGCGCAAGCACTGCAATCTCTGGACCGAAACGTCGACGGCATGGCTGCCGATTCCCGTTTGGGATGCCTGCAACGCGCTGGTGGATCTCCGTCCGAATACGGGCCGGCGCGCCTGGGTCGGCTTAGACCTGTCGTCGACGTCCGACTATACGGCCGGCGTCGCTCTCCTCGAGCCCGGAGAAGATGGTCTGTGGGATGTGCTGCCGCACTTCTGGATCCCGGCCGAGACGCTCGAGGACCGCGCGCGCGTCGATCGCGTGCCGGTGCAGCGCTGGGTGAAAGATGGCCTCGTCACGGCGACAGCGGGGGACTGCGTGGACCAGGATGCGGTGAAGGACTGGTGCCTGAACCTGCGCGAGCGCTACGACATCGTCGAGATTCCGATGGATCCGCATAACGCCACCAAATTGCAAACCGAGCTCACGGGATATGGCTTCACCGTTGTGAATATGCGCCAGGGCTGGATCACGATGTCGCCGGCGATCAAGCAAACGGAGACCTGGTTGCGGAAGCGGATCCTGCGTCACGGTGGGAATCCCGTGCTCCGTTGGATGTTCGCGAACGTCGCGCTGAAGCGCGATCAGAACGAGAACCTCGCTCTGCACAAAGGCCGTTCCGCCGACCGCATCGACGGGGTCGTGTCCCTCTGTATGGCAGTTGGCCGAGCGACGATCAGCAGCGACAAGAGCCCGCAAATCATGAGCATGGGGGCCTGATGGACGCCGTCGTTCAGCAGAAGTCGTGGAATCGGCTGCGTTGGCGTCCGAAATCCGTGGAAGTGTTCTCGTCGTCGCCCCAAGTCACTCGTTCGTCTCCCGAAAATCCGAGCGTTCCTATCGGCCAATGGTTCGATGAGCATGATGGATACGGAGCGCTCGCCGGCGTCAGCGTAACGAACGAATCAGCGATGCGACAAATCGCGGTCTTGGCATGCGTCCGGCTTCATGCGGAGAGCTTGGGGACATTGCCGCTCAGCGTCTATCGGAGGACTTCGGCCGGCGGAAAGGATCGCGCGGATGACCACGACGTCTACCCTGTGCTGCATGACGCTTGGAACGAGTACCAAACCTCAACCGTCGGTCGCGAGACCATGCATGCGCAGGTCGTATTGCGCGGGAACGCCTACGCGCTGATCGAGAGAGACAATGGAGGATTCCTCGTTGGCCTGTGGCCGGTTCCTCCGGGCTGCATCGAGCCGGTGATCGAGGGCGGCAAGCTCTGGTATCGCATCACGCAGTACGGAACCCAAGCGCTCGGCGTGCGCGCGGGCGTCTACGCACCGAAAGACGTCCTGCACATCCCCGGACTCGGCTTCGACGGCATCAAGGGCTACAACCCGATCCAGCTCGCGCGCGAGGCCATTGGCCTCACCGCCGCTGCGGAGGCTTACGGTGCCGGGTTCTACGGAAACGGAGCGCGCGCTGGTGGAGTCCTCGAGAGCGATCAACCCATTCAGGACACGCAGCTCAAGACCCTCAAGAAGCAATGGGATGAGCTGCACAGCGGCGTCTACAACTCGCATAAGGTCGCGATCCTGAGCAACGGCCTCAAGTATCACGCTATCTCGGTGAATCCCGAAGAGGCGCAATTCCTCGACACCAGGAAGTTCCAGCTCACCGAGGTGGCCAGGCTGTTCAACACCCCTCCTGCAATGATCGGCGCGTCCACAGGGGATTCGCAGACGTATGCGAATCACGAGCAGAGGATGCTCCAGTTCGCGATGATGTCTCTCCGTCCGTGGTGCGTGAAGTGGGAGCAGGAGATCAATCGCAAGCTCTTCACGCCACGCGAGAGCAGCCGGTATTTCGCCGAGTTCAATCTCGACGCGCTGCTCCGCGCGGACATCAAGACGCGATATGAGTCCTATAACCTGGGGCTCGATCGGTGGCTCACTCGGAACGAGATCCGCGATCTTGAGAACCGCAACCCCGTCGATGGCGGTGACGACTTCAAAGAGCCTAAGCCGGTCGTGATGCCGGCGGGAGCGAAGGCATGATCGAAGAGCGAAGGGTGATCCAGTGCGAGCTGAGGCTCGAGGAGCGCGCCGATAGGCCGCCGATGCTCGTTGGCTACGCTGCCGTCTTCGGGAAGCGGTCCGTCGATCTGGGTGGCTTCACGGAAGAGGTGGCTCCAGGAGCGTTCGCCAAGTCGATTCGCTCCGATGACGTGGTGGCCGCGGTCAACCATGATTCCTCTCTGATTCTCGGCAGGACGAGCGCGAAGACCCTTGCACTCTCCGAAGATGAGAACGGGCTCCGCATGGAAATCGACCTCCCCGACACCAGCGTCGGCCGAGATATCGCGGTCACCGTCAAGCGCGGCGACATGAAGGGTGCGTCGTTCAAGTTCCGAACGATCTCGGATGACTGGAAGATGCTGGATGGCAATCCGCATCGCACGCTGATCGAGGCCAAACTCTATGACGTCGGGCCGGTCACGTTCCCGGCCTACCCGGACACGTCTCTGGCGATGAGATCGCTGCAGGAATGGCAGATCGCGACCAAGCCCATCGAGACGATAGGGCTCCTCCCACAACGGCAGCGGCAGGCCGAATCCCTCGGCCGTTAGAAAGCGTTGCGCGACGACTTCGCGCGGAGAAAGAAACATGACAAGCATCGAGATGCGGAAGGACCGCGCCAAGCTCATCGCGGACGCGGGGGCGATTCTCAAGAAGGCCACGGATGAGGGCCGCAAAGCCATGTCGACGGAGGAGGACGCTCAGTTCACGCGCCTCCACGACGAAGCCGACTCTCTCCTCAAGCAGATCGAAAAGATCGAACTGCATGAGAAGCGGCAGACGGAGCTCGCGGCGACGGCCATCGCAGATCGCACCGCGGACCCCGATCCCGACGGCGGCGGGGACGACGACCCCTCGGACGAGTTGCGGGCGATGCGAGCCCGGAAGACAGCGCGTCACGAGCAGGAGGCGTTTCGGTCGTTCCTGCGTGGCGGCTGGGCGGGAATCCCGCAGGAGCAGCGAGCGGTCGCGATGCGGCATCGTGCGAGCGCCGCGACGATGAAGGAGATCGCCGGCAGCGAGGCCCGTACCGCGCAGACCGTGACCACGACCGGAGGCGGCTACCTCATCCCGAGGGCCTTCCAGAAGGAAGTCGACCACGCGATGCTCGCCTTCGCTCAGGTCAAGTCGGCATGCCGCGTGATCACGACGCCGACCGGGAATCCGTTAGACTGGCCGACCGTGGACGACACGGCGATCAAGGGGCGCCTGCTCGGCATCAACGCCGCGATCACGAATACCGGCTTCACGGTCGGAACCGTGGCGTTCGTGGCCTACAAGTTCTCGTCCGATTCGATCCTGGTGCCGAGCGAGCTGATGCAGGACGCCGACATGGGCGAATCGCTCGACACGTTCCTGCGCGACATGCTGGCCGAGCGCCTCGGTCGCATCCTCGCCGATTACTTCACGACCGGCACGGGATCATCCCAGCCGCAGGGCATCGTCGCGGGCGCCACGGCCTCGGGCATCAGCGGATTCGATCTGTCGGACCTGACATCCCCGACGACCGCTTACACTTGGTACGACCAGCTCGTCGGCCTCGAGCATTCCGTGGACCCGGCGTATCGGATCGGCGGCGCTTTCATGATGCACGACACGATGCTGCGCGATCTCAAGAAGGTGAAGGACACGACCGGCCGGCCGATCTGGCAGCCCGGCGCGATGGTCGGCTCGCCGGACACCATCCTCGGCTACCCGTACTTCATCAACCAGTCGATGGCGAATACCGGGACGAACGCGAACATCCCGATCATCTTCGGCAACCTCAAGAAGTTCGTCGTGCGCGAGGTTCGGCCGATGGTCCTGCTCCGCCTCGTCGAGCGGTACGCCGACAACGACCAGACCGGGTTCATCGCGTTCTCGCGCGAGGACTCGCATCTCATCGACGCCGGCACGCATCCGATCAAGTCCGCGACCGTCGTCACGTAGGAGGGCGGCCATGCAGCCCGTTCATGATTTGAAAATCGTTCTGCACTCGGCTGCAGTTGCCGCCGGCGCAACGGACATTGTGCCGCCCGCCGGCGTCGACTGCACCGGGTTCGGAGGCGTGACGTTTGTCGTGGCGTTCGGTGCGATCGTGACCGGCGCCGCGACGACGATCAAGGCCCAATCGTCATCGGACGATGGGGCCGTCGACACCTACGACGATATCAAGGGGTCGATGATCACAGTCCCCGACACGGCCGACGGCAAGCTCTTCCTGCTCGACATCACTGAGCCCGACGAGAAGTTCGTGAAGTGCATCGTCGGGAGAGCCACACAGAACGCAACGGTCAACTCGATCATCGCGATCCTGCACACCGCGAAGGTCCGGCCGGTGTCTCAGGATTCCAACGTGGGAGCGACTCTGTCCTTGATTTCGCAGCCGAAGGGGACCGCATGAAGATCAAGATCCTCAAGGCCTCTCATGTCGATTGGATCAAGCGGCCGGCCGGAAGCATCATCGACGTCGATGCACTAACAGGAACAAGCCTGATCACAGCGGGGCTGGCCTCGGCAGCGGCCGAAGACGCTCCGATCGAGACCGCGACCGAGCAGGAAGCGACCGAGACTGCCGAAGCTCCGGCAAGGGGCCGAGGCCGAAGGAAGTAGACCGCATACTCCGGGCCTGATCAGCCCGGCGGTGTTTCATCCGCCCCGCTCGTCTCCGGTGCCTGGCCGGGGGCGGGCGGGGCACCTTCGCCGTCCAGGCCGGCGCGCGAAGGCCGATGTCAGTCCTCAATTCCCAAGTCGGGCACGTCTTCTCCGTCGTCGGTCTTGACGGGAACGCCGTGTCCGGCCTCACCGGCGCGAACTTCCTGCTGAACCTCCGTCGGCGCAGCGGGACCACGCTCATCGCCAGCTCGGAAGCGGTCACGGTCCAGAGCATTGGCGGCGGCGAATATTGGGCGTTCTACACGCCGACGCAGGCCGCGACCCTCTACGTCCTCAAGATCTCGGCGTTCGCGGCGATCTACATCGTCAGCGCCCCGGCCGAGGGCTGGCAGGACGAGGTCGAGGCGGGCGTCTCGGTTACGTCCGGTCCGTATCTGACGACCCGCGACCGCGTGAAGCTGGCCTTCGAGTTCAAGCAGAACGAGCATGACCCCAAGATCGACCAGCTCCTGCCTCAGGTGACCGACCTCTTCCAGAACTATTGCGGACGCAACTTCTTCCAGTCGGAAGTCACCGAATACCCGACTCCGCTGTCGAATTGCGTCCGCATCTTCCTCGCCGGCAAGCCGCCGATCGTGTCCGTGACATCGCTGCATTTCTCGACGGCCATCCCGAGGGTCCACGACACGACGACGCTGCTCGTTGAGGGGACTGACTTCTTCATCTCCGAAGATGGCCAGTGGATCGAGCTGGTGACCCCGCGCTCCATCTGGGGGAACCTGACGAAGACCGCGAAGCTGATCTACGTCGGCGGGTATTCGACGATCCCCGGCGACCTCGAGCGGGCCGCGATCGAGGTCATCGGCGTCAAGGTCCAGAAGTCGATCGGCGGCGGCGCCTACCATTTCCTCAATCAGTCGATCGGCGACGGCTCCATGCAGGGCCTCCGCTGGGATGACGTGACGCCGAACGCGCTCGCCGTAATGGACTCGTATCGGCTCCAGGCGGTCGCATGATCGTCATGGACGTCGTCGGGGCCGACGCGGTGATCGCGCGCTTCCGCACCGAAATACGCGCCTTTCAGCGCGAGCAGAGGAAGCAGATGCTGCTCGCCGCGAACGTCGTCAAGAAAGACGTCATCGCGAAGGTCGAGCAGATCTTCCCGACGTCCACCGGGCAGCATAAGCGCGGCGGAGCAACGCTTCTCGGGCCGCTCCGAAAGAAGATCGGCGTGCGGATCCTCAATACGAAAGGCGACGTGGTCGCGCTGATCCGTCCCAAGGCGTCGGCGTTCTATGGGCGCTTCCAGGAAACAGGGCTTCCGCGGGCAGGGCGTGGCAGAGGGTTCATGCTGCGCCGGAAGCCGTTCCTCGAGCCGGTCGCCGAGGCCGATGCCGGGAAGGTCGCGGACATCCTCGGTGATGCTTATGGCGTGTTCTACCGCGGGGGGGCGTGATGCATGCGCTTCACCTTCGACCCCCCGGAGATCTGGAGCCTCAACGCGCAGGCGCATGTCGAGGCGAACCCGAGCGCGCCGTCGCAGCCGAATGCGTTGCGCCTCGTGTTCGGAGGGTTCGACCCGGCCGCAAGTCACGTCCTTTCCGGGCTCATCTTGGGCCAGGACTACCCGGTGTTCGCGCGATGCAACTTCGACGGAGTCGATGCGGGCGATGTCAACACCATCAACGTCAGCTTGCAGTATCTGAGCACCGTCTTTGCCAACCTCTACAAGGACCCCGTAGCGACCGGCTGGGAATTGCGGGACTGCGGAATGCTGACCTACGGAGCGGCAGGGTTCCCATCAACCGCCGATGGACTGTTCCGCATCGTCGGGCACCAGAACTTCAACCCCGGCACGGTGCTAATCGACACGATCTATATCGGGGAGCTGCCTCCCGAGCTGCAGGGCTTCGAGATGAGTAAGCGCCGGGAGATCCGCGAGGCGATGGTCGCGCGCGTCGGCACCGTGCTCGTCTCGAACGGGTATGCGTTGTCAATAGGCGAAGCGGTCACGGGCCCGATGCGCGTTCCGACGAGCGTCCAGGCATGGCCGCACGTCCAGATCCGCCACGGCGAAGAGATCAAGGTAGTCGACGCCTTCACGACCAAGAACGTCGGCGCGCAGTTCCGCATCGGCGTGTTCTGCAAGAAATCCGAGACGACGAATCCTGACGACGAGTGCGAGGACGGCTGCGCCGAGATCGAGAAGGCCCTCGAGCTGTTCGAGGACGGCCAATGGCTCGGCCTCGGCTACATCGAAAACGTGTTCGTCTCCGGGATCGACCCGGAAGAGCTGCCGCCCGAGGTCGGAAGCGACGTGCGCCTCTGGGTGATGACCGTTGACGTGACCTACAACCATGACAGGAGAGACCCGTGAGCACTCAACTCGTTTCGATCGCACGCGCTAAGAGCGCCACTCCGTGCCTGTTGTGGGACAACCGCCGCGCCATGCCGGGCGTGCCGATCAAGGTCACGGTCTCTCAGGCCGCAGATCTGCTCATGCGCGAGCCGGACGAGTGGACGCTTCCGACGGCGTCGGAGCTCGCCCTCGTGAACTCCGAGATCAAGGTCCGCACCGCACCGCCGGCCGCAGCCGAAGGGAAGGAGTAAGCCGTGCCCTACAACCAATTCGTCGGCGTCGGCGAGCAGACGGTCTTCGACACGTCCGTTACCCGCACGCAGTTCATGAAATGCCACGCCAGGTCGATGGCGAACCACAAGTCCGACCGGCAGAAGTCCTCCATCCTGTCGTCGAACGTCGGCGCCGATCCGGAAGAGAGCTTCGATCGCGGCCAGCATGGCGAGGCGACGATCATCATCCCGTCGTCGTACGACGACCGCGGCAACATCAAGATGATGAAGCACGCCCTGGGGCTGCTCGCGACCTCGGGAGCCGGCCCCTACTTGCACACACTCACGCGCAAGGTCGGGCCGCCCTTCGCGGCCGGCGCGGTCTCGACGGCCGTCGCGCTCTCCGTCGAGCTGAACTATGAGTTCCCGGACACCAACTTCGAGGCGCACCTCCTCACCGGCGGCATGGTCAAATCGCTCAAAAAGTCCTGGACGGCTGGCGAGGAGATCAAAAACGAGTACGTGCTGATCGGGAAGAGCGTGACGAAGGTCGCGAAGTCGTCGTCGCCGACGTTCCCCGACAGATCGAACTACGCCCAGAGGTTCTCGCAATGCACCGTCTCCATCGACGGGAACGCTGGCCATGAGAACGTGATCTCTGGGTTCGAGTTCACGATCGACAACGGGTATGAGACGGACTTCCGCCTCGGCTCGATCAACACGCAGACGCCGGTCCGCAGGGGCGTGTCGACCATCGCGGGCACGTTCTCGCGGAAGTGGACGACCGGCACCACGCCGACGGCGAAGGCGATCTGGGACGCGTTCGTGGCCAACACCGCGAAGGCATTCATCATCACGCTCACCGGCCCCACCGTGTACAGCGAGACGATTACGCTCGCCAACGTGCAGCTCATGGGCGGGGACATCTCGCCCGAAGAGGGGCAGCTCCAGGAGGCGACCTTCCCGTTCGAGGCGTATCACGACGCGACGAACAGCGCCGTCAAGATCGTGTGCTCGAACCAGACGAGCTCGATCTGATGAAAACGCTTCGTAAGACGTATGAGGTCGATGGGGACACCTTCGTCTGCAAGATCCCGGATCCGTCCGACGTGTGGGCTTCGAAGGGGATGCTCCCGATCTTGCCGGCTGTGGCACCTGCGGATGCGGAAGCAGCGGCCGCCGAGATAGCCGGCGACGCAGTGCGGATGGTCGCGATGCTCGAGTGGGCGGACATGCTGCTCGTCCGGTGCGGCATCGACCCTGTGTTCGTCGAGGGATCTCCGAGGGTCGTTCCGGACGGTTGCGTGCCAGTTCGCGAGATCAATCCGTTCACGCGGCTAGAACTGTCGGGCCTGCTCCTGAGGGACGCGCAATTCACCAAGGAGTCCGCGCAGCGGGTGGTCCCTACCTCAGCGACGGAAGGGGTCTCCTAGCTCTCGACGCGATCGCGGAGCGCTATGGGGTCCGTCCGTCGCAGGTGATCGGAGGGCTGAACGAGTTCGAGGCGTTGACGGTCGACCTAGCGGCGCTGAACGCGGGGCGGCAGTTAGAGCGGGACCAGATGGCCGAGGCGATAGCCAAGGCCAAGCGAGGGCGATAAGGCGATGGCTCCGAAGCGTGAAGTCTCGATCGTTCTGAAGGCCGTCGACGAAGCGTCGAAGGTCTTCGAGAACGTCTCGAACAATGCGCTCCCACAGTTCGCCAAGAGGGTCGCCCAGCTTGCGACGACGTTCGCCTCGGTCGGCGCGGCCGAGGAGATCCTCCGCCACTCGATCGACGCCTACCTGGAGTCCGAGAAGGTCGCGAATCAGCTCGCCGGGGCGCTGCGGGCCCAAGGGCTCGCCACCGATGCGCTGCTCCCGAAGCTGCTTGCTCAGGCCGAGGCGCTCTCGAAGGTGTCGACGGCGAGCGATGAAGCGATCGCCTCGGCTCAACAGATCCTCATCTCCGTTGGGGGCCTGCTCGGCCCGAAGCTGACCCAGGCGACCAAAGCGGCTCTCGACCTCTCGGCGGGGCTCGGGATCGACCTCCAGGAGGCGGCGCTGCGGGTCGCCAAGGCGGCGGAGGGGTCCGTCAAGGAGTTCTCGCGGCTCGGGGTGCAATTCAAGGCGAACGCTTCGGATGCCGAAAAGCTGGACGCGGTGCTGGAGTTCATCCAGCGCCGTTTCGGCGGCATGGCGGCGAACGAGTTGCAGTCGGTGGCTGGAGCGACGGCTCAGGCCACGAAGGCGTTCCACGAGCTCGAGGAGACGCTGGGGAAAGTGCTCGTCACCTCGGTCGGCGGCGTCGAGACGTTCACCCGGCTGACGATCGTGCTGCAGCAACTGAACACCGAGCTGCAGAGCGGCAGCATCCAGAACTTCTTCAAGGCGCTCGTCTCGGGATTCAGCGCGGCCGGAGCGGCGGGACCGTCGGGAGTACTTGGAGCGGTCGCGCTCTCCGTGGCCAAGCTCAAGTCCGATGCCACTGAAGCGGCCAAGGCGGCGACCGACCTGAACGATGCGCTCTCCCCGGCAGATGCCGCCGCGCATGCCTGGCTCAAGATCGATGCGGACTGGGCCAAGCAGATCGAGCAGAACGCCTCCGCGGCGGCGAAGCAGGTAGAGGTTCTCCAGCGGATCATCCAGAACATCGAGACCCAGACCTTCGGGCCGCAGGTCGAGGGGAAGAAGACCCCGATCAAGGGCGGCGGATCGGACTTCGCGATCGCGCACAGCTTCTCGGAGTCGGATCTCACCGCGGTCAGCGATGCGAACGACAAGATCAAGGCCCAGGCCGAGCAATGGGCCGCGATGGTCAAGATCATCGACGATGCGAAGGATGGCCTCCTCAAATACGGCGAGACCATCGACTTCGTGGCGACGAAGTGGGAAGTATTCGCGGCAGACATGGAGGCATCGCTCACCGGTTCGCTCGCCCAGGCCGCGGCGCAGCTCGGCGGGATCCTCGTGGATGCGGCGTTCGGCGCGGAAGTCTCCTGGGACAAGGCGATCGCGTCGATCATCGAGGGCCTGATCAAAGCCGTCGTTCAGGCGTATATCCTCAAACTCGTAGAGACGGCCTTCCTATCTGGCGGCGGCGTCGCATCGTCATCCGGCATCGGCCCCCATGCGTACCAGTCCGGCGGACTCGTCTATGCGGCCGGCGGTCTGTTCACGCCTCGTGGCACCGACGTCGTCCCCGCGATGCTGACCCCGGGCGAAGCCGTTCTCAATCGCGGCGTGACGAAGGCCATCCTCGGAGGGCGCGCCTCGCTCGTCCCCACCGGCCGCGGCGCCGGAAGCCCGCAGCTCGTCACGGTCAAGCTCGGCGGGGCCACACTGACGCGCCTGCTCGTCGACAACGCGCGATCCGTTGTCGAGGTCCTCGATCACATCGACGCCAGGGGCTTGTGATGGCGGACTGGACCTACAAGCCGCAGTACGACGCGCGATGGGACCTCGACACACCGCCGACGCTTGTTACGCCGCTGTCCGACGGCAAGAGCATCCGCCGCCAGAAGCACGCGAACGCTCCGCAGACCTGGCAGGAAGAGTATTGGCTCCACAAGACCGAGCACGACACCGCGAAAGCGATCTTCGTCGCCAAGGGCCGACTGACGGCGTTCACGAAGCTCTCGTTCGACGTAGGAGGCACGCCGACGCAAGAGCAATCGGTCTATTTCGCCGGGCCGTGGAGCGTCCAGCGATCCGGGGACGACTTCTTCACCATCACGCTCGCATTCGAGCGGGCTTACTGACGTGCTCACGATCCCGACGACGTTCTGGCCTTACCTGCTCTCGAACGGGTTCCGTCCCGTCGAGGTCTACGAGA